TGAGATTTTTACAGAAAATTTTCCGTGTGATACAATGTTCGAAGTATTTTTTCCTAGCACTTCTGCTAACTATATTAATAGTCGATCAAAGATGGGTTCGGTACCTTGTGTAATGCAAGTTATTGAGGATCTTGGTCTTGGGAAAGAAGCTTTCGATGAAGCTCAGATTAGGGTGGAGACAAGAATTGGTCCGAATGATCAATTTGACGATTTTCATCTTATTAACAAGCAAGAAGTCGATTGTCGACATGCTCTCATGTATCTTGAGTGTGTTGATAGAGCCATTGAGGAAGAACCTCTGGTAACAACAATAGGATTAAAAGAACCTTTAAAGTGCAGGACGATATCGAAAGGTCCCCCACTTACAAGTTATGTTCTTAAACCAGTACAAAAATATATGTTCAAGAAATTGCGCGAATTCGAGCCTTTTCGGCTGATTGGTGAGCCCATCTCAGATGAGCACTTTATTGAGTTCTTGGAAAAGAATTCGACAATTGGTCGGAAGTGGCTGTCAGGTGACTATAAAGCCTCGACGGATAATTTGCACTCATGGGTCTCTGAAGAGATTCTGGCATGTCTTAAGGAAGAATGCTGGGATTTCGGAGACGAATATCAAGATAAGATGTTTGAGCTCATGAAGAGACTTTTGACGGAACACATATTTGATTACGACGATCAGAAGATGCCTCAAGAAGAGGGTCAGTTAATGGGATCGGTGATCTCATTTCCATTTCTGTGTATTGCAAATTTTGCTTTATGTAGAATGTCAATGGAAATGGATTCAGGCTATAATGTTATGTTTAGTTTGAATGATTGCCCTGTGCTCGTTAACGGAGATGATTGTTTGTTTCCTTTAGATGATAAAGATATTTGGGAACGACTCGGAACTATGTTCGGATTGTCCTCAAGTATTGGCAAGACCTGGCACAGTGAAGACTGTGTAACTTTAAATACCACACTGTTTTATTTGGTGGACGGCGTTTGGAAGAGAGCACCCAAAATTAATTTTGGACTCCTTTTAGATAGCCGAGTTGAGAGGTCGAGTCCTTTAAAGTCTAAAGGGAAACGTAATAAAATGGAAGAAAAAAGAATTAAACTTGAAAAGGTTGAACGATATGAAAAACTTTCATTGATTGGACCCCACTTACATGAAGTCAAGAAAGAGTGTCCGCCAGAACTTTGGTTGGATCTCAAGAAGATTTTTATTAAGAATAACATCGAGTTGTTAAAATCGACTAATCTTAGTTGGTTTGTACCACAACACCTTGGTGGGTTGGGTTTACCTATGGATACTGCTGATGAGATCAGTTGGTTAGACAGACAGAAAGTTTCAATTATGTTG